TGGCCAAGATTGGCGATCGCCGACCGCTTCTCCAGGTCCAGGTTATACACCTGCAGGTCCTTGCCACGCAGGTCCATCGTCGCGATCTTGTCTTGATACTCCTGATGGTGCTGCAGTTGTTCGAGCACGGACTTATCCAGCGCCTCAGCTGTGCCCTGGATCCCCTTTTCGAAGTCCTTCTGCCAGGCGTCGGCCGTCTTCTTGGTCTCTGTCCGCAGGTGGCCCAGGGCTTCGTCGGCGAGCTTATTGGAGTAGGCGAAGGCGACACTGTCGATCGCCTCAGTTGTCCTCAGCCCCCACGTCTGCGCGTCCTGAGTCGCCTTCAACGCAGCCGGACCAAACTTGTCTAGGAAACTGCCATAGTTCGCATCTGTCAGGGTTGAGATCCCCTGCTCCAGCTCGATGTTGACCTTCGCAATCTCCTTGACCGCCGCCTCCCACATGGTCGTCATCGCGTTCTCGGTTGCCTTCGATGACTTCCCAAGACCGTCGACCGCGGCCCGGTGCGTGACCGCGCCGGTCACGACTTCGGCTTCCTTCCCGCGCGTCTTCTCCAGGGCGTCGGCGGACGCATTCATCGCCGCGGCCATGGCGTTGGCCTTCGCCTTCCAGTCTCCGACGCCCGCACTCGATGCCTGGAGGCTTTTGCCCAGATTCATCATCCTGCCGCCGAGCTGCTCCAGGTTCCCGGAGATCCGCGCGATGTCGTCGTTGAATGCCTTGCCGAAGGTGCTGAGGTTCAGGACCTTAGCGATGCCGAGCGCGACCATCTCGAACGCGAACGCATTCCCTAGCACGATCTGCTCTAAGTCGCCGAAAATCACCTGCAGGGAACTGCCGATCGACATGACCGACCCGGAGACTGACACCACGGCCGCCATGCTGCGCACGAGGAAGATCACGGCGTCGGACACTAGGTTGAATCCGAACTTGTTATGCCCCAATTCTCCCGTCTGTCCGATCAGCGCATCAGTCACCAAGCTCATCGCGTCGCGGACGGTCTGGTTACGCACGATCGCGTCCCCGATCGTTTCCTTCAGGTCCTGCCACTCGTTACCGATTTGCTTGATTCGGCCGGCGTAGGTGGTTGCCGCGGCTGCTGCCTGTCCTCCGAAGCCGGACTCGCTCAGGATTCTGAGCAGCCCTTCGGCGGTCTTCGCTTCTGCGCCCGCCGCCTTGATCTCCGGGATGAGCTTAGAAAGTGCCGTCGTGTTCCCGCCGAGTGCCTTTCCGACAGCTTGCGCGACCTGCTCGATGTCCTTTCCAGGCAAACCTGCGGCCAGATTCGTGACCGCTTCCAGCGACTTCTTCATGTTGGCTGGCGCGACGTTGCCCAACTGGATCAGAACCCCCATGACGTTTTCGATCGCGTCGTGGCTGTAGGTCGTCGTGTGTTGGAACTCGGACGACATCTGGCGGTAGCCGGCGATGAGTGCTGGCGTCGCCGTGCCCTGCGCCTTCATCGCCGTGGTCAGGCGCGACATCGAATCTTCAGCTTCGGTCGCGGCCGACACTGTCGATTTCAGGAAGTCCACCACGACGCGTCCGCCACGTTCGAGTAGATGGAACGCCGCCATTCCCGTTGCCACTGCGCCGGCCATCGTGCCGAAGGACATCGACCCGTGAACTGTGGCGTCATCCACCTGACGGGTCGCCCGCTCCAATGCCTGCATGTCAGCCGGCGCAGACTGGCCGAGCGCGTGGTACTTCGCGATCGCCTCTGTCACCGTCGCGTTGACGCGCGCCTGCTGCTTCTCTGTCAGGGTCGCCGCGCCGCCGGCGGCCTTGACCGCCTCGGCCATCTTGTTCGCGTCCTGGATGATCTTGTCGCCGCGAAACGACGCGGTCATCCGGCCGAGGCTGGTGGCGGTGTTGTCGATGACCAGGCGGCCTTCGGCCAGCGCCTTCTTCAGTGATTCCAGATCGCCAGCGATCCGGATCACCATCGCCGCTTTGGCTGGGTCAGACATGCGTCACTCCCCGAGGCCCACTTCTGCGATCGCCTGTTGCACCGCTTCGCGCATCCGTCGTGCGTAGCCAGACTGCTCAAGTTCCGAGGCCGGGAAGAAGAACGGCCGCGGAGCGCCGGTATGCGATCCTGGCTTGCCCTGGACGGTGCCCTTCTCGAGCCACAGCCCGGTGTGCTTCTCCTGGTAGTACTTCGCGTTCGCGCGCCTGCGGATGTTCTTGCTGGTGCTCTGCTTTCGCGCGGCCAGATCGGCTTCGTCCATCACGTCGTTCGTCACGACGACATAGCCCTTCTTCGAGTAGTCCTCCCTGACCTCGATCCCGGCAGCGGTCGCACCAGTCCGCCGCGCTACGATGCGCTGTGCTGTGCGCTGCACCGCATCTGCCGTCACCTTCGCCGCCGCCTTGGTGTACTTCTCCACCGCTGGCCCGATCCGGTCCAATGCGGCCAGCAAGGCGCGATCGTCGCAGGTGACGGAGAAGCCATCAGGCATCGGGTGTCTCGTCCTGTTCGGCGTCTATCTCTTCCCGCGTCAGCCGGAACTCGGTTTCTTTCACGAGGTCAAACACGGGCGACGGCGGCACGTCGCTTTTCTTCTTCGTGTTCGCCCAGATCTGGTACGCCTCGCCGTAGCACCGCGCCTCGATGATCTCGTCGAGCCACCCGTCCGGCGCCCACAGGATCAACTGCTCGGCCCGCCGTGGATCCACGCTGAACGCTTCGCAGATTCGGCCCACGTAGCTGGCCGCGGGTTCTCGCGCGCCTTTGAATCGGCCTAAGAACCGATGGAGGCGCTCGGTTCGTTTCCCTGCGCCGCCTTCGCTTCGTCTTCCGTGACGAACAGCGACGGCTTCGACAGCGTCAAGATCTCGGTGGCGAAGAAGTCAACGGCCTCGTCGGTCAGATCCTCGATGGCCTTGATCGCCATGCGCGATTGCTTCAGGGCTTCCGAGAGTGCGCGCGTGACGTCTGTCAGCACGCCTTTCTTGTCCACCAGGGCCGCGAACTTCTCGACGGATTCGGCGAACAGCTCCGATTCGTCGTCGTTCACCAGCTCCGGCTTCAGGCTCTCCGGGTACGTCCAGGCCACGATCCCGCGCGTCATCAACGCGTACTTGTCGTAGCCGGCCAGCGGATCGGGCGCCGCGGTGGCGGTCGCGTCCTTCGCGGCGTCGTCTTTCGGCTCGGTGCGGATCTCGTTGAGTTCCTTCTGGAACTTCGCCCCGCCCATGCGCCGGAACGTGTCGATCGAGTTGAGCTGGTTTTCGAGCGCGGCCTTCGCCAGATGCTTCCCTGACAGCCGCTTGATCGTGACGGTGTTCGGGGGATCGAACGGAATCTCGATGGTCTTCGGAACGCGCGAGGCAAAGATGGATGACATGACACTCTCCAGGGTGAGAAGGGGACGATGGGCCGTGGCCTCACTGACCACGGCCGACCGTCGCGTTACCCGCTGGCGCTCGCGCGCCGACGCGGAGGATTACGACCAAACGGGGCCGGTGCCGTCGCTCTTGATCGTCGGCTGAATGACCGCCTCGAAATCGGTGAGTGCGCCGGCCTTTCCGAGCACGGCGTACGACACCAATCGCGTCTCGACGGTCAGCGTCTTGGCGTTGCCGAACACGATGACCAGCGTCCGCGTCAGGGCCTGCGGCGAGACATCCGGCGTCAGGAACACCACGTGCGGGCCGACGGTCGCCGTGTCGTCCCATTGCCCGGTCAACGTGATGGGGTCCATCTTGCCCACGCCGGCCGGGGTCGTGTAGTCCCAGGCCGCGCCGAACGCGACGCCGGTCGCCGTGTTCTGCGTGATTTTCACGCCGCCCATCGTCAGGACGAAGCCCGTGACCACCTGGAGAGAACCTCCAGGGGCGTCATCGTAGGAGATCGTGATTTCCGCGGAGCCGTGCTTGCCCGTACTCATCGAGGTACTCCTTGCACCGTATTTGGCGGTGCGAATGAATCACTCGACGCAACGGGCGCGGCCCTAGATGGGCGGAGCCGGTGGAGGGAGAGATTGCTGCCGTTACAACTACGCCGCTATCCTGGCGCCTTTCGCAATGTTGCACTTCGCGTGTGTCAACTGCACGTTCGCATACGAGTGCTTTCCGCCGCGCGCCAACGGGGCGATATGGTCAATGTGCCAATCGGACGAACGAGCTACGCTCGCGTGACAAATGCCACAGATCCCGGCATCGCGATCGAACACAACGCCGGGATCGACACCTTCCACAAAGGCCGCCATCTTGCGAGCGCGACGGTTCAGCTCGTTACGCCTCTTGTTAGCGCGAGAAGTAGTCAGATCTGACAAATACTGTTCTCGACGCCGCGCCCGGTGTTGCTCTGGGTTTACTGCAATGCGGGCACGCTCGCTCACGCGCCTGCATTCGCGGTAAAGCTCCCTGTTCTTTCTGGCGTATCCAAGTCTCTTTTCGCGTGACACCCTTGCATGTCTGCGCTTGTCTCCAGCCGCGGACGCTTCGGGATGTTTCGCGCGCCACTGCCGCTGTAGCCTACGGTGCTCTGCCCTGACTCCGTCTGGGTCCAACGCCCTTCGCGCGATTCTGCGATCTTCTCCGCGAGCGAGAACCGACGCTTTGTGCCCAAGGTAGTAGCGCCGCTGGTACTCCGATTTCTTCCCTGGGTTGGCCAGCTTCCACTCGGCCAGTCGCTTCACCTCGCACGTCCTGCAATAGCAGTGTCGGCCGTCTTTCTGATTGCGGTTGACACAGAAATCCGCGAACGGCTTCTCGTCTCCGCACGTTGCGCACCGCTTCGTCGTCGGCGCCGGAAGTAACGCGCGCGCCGCCTGGGTGGCCGCGCGCTTCCTCGCGTACCATCGGTTCGACTGCTCGCGCTTCCGCTCTCGGTTCTTCGCGCGCCACGTCGTATTTCTACGCCGGTTCGCTTCGCGTTTCCGCTCGATGGTAAGATCGGTTCCAGCCATTGCCGCGCGACCTCCTATCGCGGGGACGTGGTAAGGGGTTGGCGGGCGGTGAATACGCTCGTCAACTCCGCTCATTGTACCACGAAACAACAGCAGTTCCGACATTACTTCCCCATCTGCGCGCGACAGGCGCGCAACCCGATCCAGGTTTCCAGCGACTTCCGCAGCGCCGTGACGTGCCGCACCACAATGAGTGCGGAATCCCTCTCCGCGACGTCCGTCGTGCTGCCCCAGTAGGCGCGCGCCGAGTGCTCGGACTCGACGGCCCGCGTCAACGCCTGGGCGAGATCACGGTCGGTCATGTCAGCTCCGGCTGAATCCAGAGAACGCCTTGATGCTGCCGGACCCGGTGACCGCGCCGCCGTAACTGAGATACCGATCCACCGTGCCGGCGGCCGTCTTTCGCTCAGCCTTCAGCGCGGCGGTGACGTTAGTGAAGACCACGAGGTCGCCGTACGTCGTGTCATCTGTCGAGTCCTGGAGCTTCCCGATGAAACCGGTGAAGCCCGTAAGGTCACTCACCTGCTGATACCCGGCGCCGCCGTTCAGGCTGTTGCACAAGACGAACGTGCCGCCCGTGCCCGCGGTGCCCGCGCCAGACGTGTCCACCGGAACGGAGAACGTCAGCGCATCAATCACCGTGACGGCGCGCGAGCCGTTGATGGTCGGCGACGACCCAGCCACGCCAGAGATCAGCACGATATGCCCAGCGGCAAGTCCGTGCGGCACCGGGCACGTCACGACCGAGGCCGTGGCCTTCGAGTTGCTCGTGATGGGGACCACGCGCTGGCTCGGGTCGGTCGTGTAGTCCACGGTGGTCCCGAGCGTCTTCGTGTTCCAGGAGGCCGTATTCGTTGCCCACGGCTGCACGATGCGCCCGCGGTCCACCTGGCCATCGAGCCCGTAGGTGACGTTGGCCTTGGTCAACTGCGCTCCCGTCCCGAGGACTTCATACGCCTGCCCGTAGACGCCCTGGCAGCCGACGAACGGAGCGCCCACCGTGTTCCCCGCGAACGCGAAGCAGAGGATCCGCTTGGTCTGCTGCTTCGCCGCGGAGTTGAACGTCTCATGGAAGCCCGCCGTCGTGTCGTCGAAGAACCCGCCGTCTTGCGTGATCGTCGCCTTGAGATTGCCGGTCGGATTGTGGCCTTCCCACAAGTCGCTGAGGCCGAGCGTCGCTTCGAGCACCGACTCGATCTTGTGGCTGACGTTCTTCACCTTCACGGCGAGCAGGTTCAGCCCGTCACAGAGCAAGACCTGAAAGGAGGCCGATCCGACTTTTCCAGCCATGGTTATGCCTCGCTCTCTGTCGTGTCAGGAACGGACCGCTTACGCGCCGGCTTCAGCGCGGCCGGATCGTCATAGACCTCGATGTCCCCGCGCGCGAGTAGGATCGCAGCCGAGTCTGCTGGCATGTCATCGCAGCACTCGCCGATCTCGACACGCTTCATGACGAGGCTAGAGATCTGGTCCGGCGTCAGCCTCGACAGGCCGCCCGCTTCGCGCACCAGCGTGAGGCTGTCACCGATCGGGTAGTTGAAGCCGCGCGTCTTGGCTCGAAGGTGTTCAGGCATCCCAGCGTTCTCCATGAAAGTCGTGTCCGCAATTTCCGCAGACCGGATGCGGAGCGCCAAATCCAGACGACGGCACGCGCTTGTCTTTCCCTGCCCGGCACCGTGGGCACCGATCGGCATCCTCTCGACTCTTCCGCGCCGGCCGGCCGTGTGGGTCAACGAGGACTAGTGGCTTGTCGTCGTCGTTCATATCACAACCTTGACGTCCGCGACCGCAGCCTCGATGTCTCCCACGGATGACCCGTGCGCCGCCGTCAATTCCAGCGAGGTCAACACGCTCGATTCAGCCGTGAACACGATCTTGCGCACCATCCTCGTGATGTCGTGGCCGTTGCACACGATCGTCGTGTCTATCGCGCTTCGCCCGGAGTGGATCTCGAATACCGAGTCCATACCTAAACCTCTTCCAACCAGATCGTGTAATTGCTCACGACCTCATGAACTGGTACTCCGTTCAACTCTTCAACCGGCATCTGGATCGTCTCGTGATAGACCACCCGCCCGCAGTGCGCGTAGCCAGCCACGGTCAGCGCGGCATCCTTCAACAGCCCCACCGTGAGCCGGTTCGCTTCCTGCGCCTGCGCCAGCCCACCGGTCGCTCCGCCGCGTTGGCTGAAGACGTGCGTTATCAGGTCGATCTCGGGCATTCCGCCCATGCCAAACCCGCGCACATCGCGTTCCTGGACCTCGTAGAGCCCACACGGGAGCGCCACGCCCTGCGGGATCTCGCTGCCCCAGCCACCCGTGAGCAGCGCGGCCAGCGTCGCGTCCGACCGCAGCAGGGCGTAGATTGCGGCGGAGGCCGGACCGAGCGCGGAATACATCAGGCCACCGCTCCCGCTTCGATCAGCATCCACTGCCGCCCGTCCCCGTCCGGAAGCACGCCGTTGATTTCGAGCGTCCGCTGTGCTGACCCTGGCGGCCACGCGGGCGTCCACAGCAGCCTCCACGTCGCCCGGACATCCGCCCGCACGCGCACCCGGAAGCGGAAGCTCGTCTCACTCTGGATCGCCGCGAGCTGCAGCCGCTCCCAGGACTTCAGCGCGATCATCTCGGCCGGGATCGTGGCGATCGTCGTCCAC